GCGCCCACAGCGCGCGCAGCTCCGCGCACGCCGCACGGTACGTTTCGATCGGCATTCCCCGCAGCAACCGATACCGAAGGTACACGTAAGCCGTCTGCACCACGTCGCGCTTGCAATAGGCTTGGATTTTCGCGTGCTCGCCGGCTTGATAGAGCGCTGAAACGCCCGCGCCGTTGACCTCGCCCTTTCCAGGCAAGCCAATCAGCTTGGCGAACGTGTCGAGGTTCACGCCGTCGATTCGGCCGCTGTAATTGCTCATGACGTCGCACAGATCGACGTGCGCGCCTTCGTCGTAACGCCGCCGATGCGCGTCTCGATACCAATTCTGCGGAATGCCGTGGCGGTAGCTGCGAAGCTGCAGCACGGGGCAATCGAAGCCGCGCCCGTTCCAGGTGACGATATCGGCTTTGAGGTTGTCGAGCCAGGCGCCGAATCCGCGCAGCATCGTCGATTCGTTCGATTCCTCTTGTGCATAGGCACAGCCGATGCCTTTCGGCGTGTCGCCCTCGATCAGCACGTAGCCGATCGCGATGACCCGATGCGCATGCAGCGGCGCGAACGGCTCGGCTTTCGCTTTTGGCTTGCGCCCGCGCTTCGGCGGCGCGTCTGGGCCGGGATCGGGCGGCGGCGCCTGGTAATTGTACCAGACGGCCATATCGGGAACGGTTTCGAGATCGAAAACGATCGTATTCATGAGCGCACCTTCCTTAGCGCCCTGCCGCCGGCAGACCGGCCGGCGGGTCGACCGTCTCGCCCAGCGCCGCTTCGAGCAACGGCCGGAGCTCGATCTTATCCTCCGGCGTCAGCGCGGACAATTCCTTTTGAAAGTCGGAAAGCGTCTGTCCTTCGCGCCTTCCGAAATACTTCGACATCGCGGCTGTGAACGTCATCGTTGTTCTCTCCTTTCGGCCATCATCAGCGCCGGCACTACCGGCGGACGGCGCCGCGGCACCATTGCCGCGACGTCGTTTCGGCCTAACCGTCAAGCGGCGGGACTCTGTGAAAAGCTCCGCTTGTAGCCGAATCTCTAGCGCCCGAATTCCCGCAGGAATTTCACGGCTCGATCGAGTCCGTCACGGGCGCGGATTTTCTTCGCGACGAGCTGTGTCGGCTTATCGGCGCCGTTGAGCAGCCCCATGTACACGCCGCGCAGCTTCGCCGCCGACGGGCGCCCGCCGCCGGAGCGGCGAACGGGCGCCTTTCGCTTCCGCTTCGGCATGACGTCACTTCGCCGGCATGCCCGGGAACACGAACGACGGCGCGCCGGCCGGCTGCGGGACGGCCGAAGGCGCCGCCGGAGCAGTCGGAGCGGCCGGAGGTGCGAACGTCGGCGCGCCCGCGGGCGCAGCCGGCGGCGGGAACGACGGCGCAGCGGCGGGCGTCGTGGCGACCGGCGGCGTCGCGGCCGGCTGCGGCGGCGTCGCGCCCGGCATACCGGGGAAACCGCCCGTCCCGGCCGGCGTCGCGCCCGGGAATCCGGCAGCGCCGCTACCGGAGCTCCGCGAGGCGCGAACCTGCGGCGCCCAGCGCTGCTTACCCGTCGCGACGATCTGCTCGTATTCCGATTTCGTGAGCCAATTTCCGAGACCGGAGCGGCGCTCGCCGTCGTTGTCCAGGTAGCTTTCAACCTTGAAATAGACCGCCTGTCCGACGAACATTCCGAGGTTGTAGGCGAAGCCGCTCCGCGCGACCGACAGATCGCCGCGAATCGAACGCGCCAGCCCGCGCCAGAGGAAAAGCGTTTTTTCGTTCTGCGCCGGATTGGGCATCATCTTCTGGATGCGCTTTCCCTTAACGTCGTCGTCGTCGAGCTCGATCGTGAACCACACGCCTTTGTTGTCCTTCGCCGGCTTTTCCGCGACGACGCGCCCGCGATAGGCGCCATCCATTTCCAGGACATCGGGAATGTCCAGCGGTTCCCACGTCGGATCGGCCGGGATTGCGAAATTGATCTGATCGGTCATGATCTCTCCTTTGTCGGTATCGGTTTCTGGTTCGAGTTTGAGTTTGAGCCTACTTCTCGCGTCGATGTAGATTTGCGCCGCTAGGCACGCTTCGCACGAAATACCGCTAGGATGCGACGTGCGCCAATGATACGGCCATCGCGTATGTTCCATGCCGTCGAAAACATAGCCGCACACGGCGACGTTTCCGTAAGGCACGAAGAAATGACAGATTGAAACACGGTTCATAGCCCGGAATACGGCGGCTTCCGAGCGCGCACGAACGCACCCAAGTCGGCCGGCACGACGGCAAGCCCGCAGCCTTCGCGGTTTTTCGCGCGCCAGAGATGCGCGTCGGCCGGCACGATGCCCGGCGGCCATTCCTCGCCGCCCGTGAAATACACCCGCTGCCGCCCGCCGAGCACGGGAAGTGAATCGACGCGCAACACGCTATCAACCTCGCCGTAGAACAGATCGATCGCCGTGCGCGGCGCGAGCAGCGGCCCACCGTGCGACTTGAACGCGCCGGTTTCCGGATCGTACATGGGCGGCTGTGCATGCGCGATCATGACGACGTGCAACCCGAGATTTCGCGCGCCGATGCGCATTTGATAGAGATACTGGCGCATTTGCAGCGGAATCGCAAATTTGTTTCGGTTCCCCTTGTGCGTATCCTCCAAATGCTTATACACGTTCGCCGTCCACGTCGAAAGCGTATCGATAATCACGGCCGAGTAGCGATTCCGATTCGCTGCCGCAAAAGCGACGGCTTCGCACATGCCTTCCCAGGTTCGCACGACTTCCCGCGGGTGATCCGGCACGGCAAGCCCGCGCGCGAGAATCGGCTTAAGGGCGCCGTCTTCGCAGGGAATGAAAAACGCGCCGTTCGAGCCATCCGGCCGCGCGAAGGCTTGCACTGCGTCCGTGGTTTTCTGCGTACCGGGCGGCCCGTACAGCATGAGGAAAAAGCATTCGCTCGCGACGTTCGCGACCGCGGCGGCACCGGAGACGACTTCGATTGGCATTTAGCGCCGATCCCTCAGTCGAATATACAGCGAATTCGACGCGCGCGGCTCGACTTCGACCACGTAGGCGCCCGTGATCTCGACGCGCCGATCTTCGTCGCGAGGATCATCGTCGGCGAGTCCGCGCAAGCCGGCGTCGATCCACAAATGCCGATCGCGACTGAACCAGAACCGAATTCGGTTCGACGGATCGACGTAGCCTAACGGCTGCGCAAATGCGGAAATTTCCACAGGCGTAACGTGCTGCCCGGCAAGCCCCGCCAGATCGCGCTTTGCTGCCGTGAGCTCGCTTCGCAGCCGAAGGATTTCGTTTTGCGCCCAGCGGGGTAGGCGCGCGAGGTTTTCGTCAGTGATCATGTTCCTTGTGCCTTTCTGCCGTGAAGGTACTCTGCCGGAACGTGAAAATCGTGCCAGTTATTTCGGCCCGTGCAAAGCGAATAAAACTCGCATTCGCCGTACGCCCGATTGAGGCACGCATCCCAATTCCGCGGCCGGTTGAGCGGGTCGGGATAGGCGGCGCGTACGCGAGCCATCGCCTCAATGTAGTACGCCGTATCGGCGCCGAGCCGCGCGAAGGCTTCGGCGTTGATCGGAATGTCGTACCGTCGGAAATTCGGATATGGCATCTCGCGCGTTCCTGCGTTGATTACGACGCGCGACACGTTATAGCCGCACGCGCGCGAGATTGCAAGTCCTGTCAGCATTTGCCGATCGGTCGCGTACTTGCCCGGGATCGAATCGGACAGGCTGCGCAGGATTTTGTGATCGACTAGCACGTATTCGCCCGTCGCGCGGTCGAAGGCGAGCAAGTCGGTTCGCGCCGAGTATGGACCGTGCGCGAATTGCACCACAAATTGATGCTCAACTAGAACCGGATGCCAAGTGTCGTCGCGATACCGTTCGAGATAGGCGGCGAAGACGTTGAGCGCCGTATCTCGATATTCCGGCGTCGCTTCGCCAAGCACGCGGATAGCTTCGAAGCCGTCGGCGTACACGAACCATTCCGGCCGCTGCGCCAGCCCCGCGGCGTAGTAGTACGCAAGCCCCGCGTGTACCAGCGTGCCGATCGCGGGCGCGGGCTTTTGGACGATCGGCCGTAGGTGCAGCTCGTGAGCGAACGCATGGAGCTGCGGACAGAGCGAAAAGGCGCCCACGGCGTGCGGACCGTTCAGCGACGGGCCGCCGGGCCAGACGGGCGAATCTGCGCGCCGCGGGCTATTCATCGCTCACCGCAGAAAGCCATATCTTGAGCGTCTCAAAATCGCGAAAAACAGGAATTTTCGCGGCCATCGCCGTTAGAAATTCAGTGCGCGTGCCTTCGCTCGTATCGAGATGCGCCGGATTGTAAACATAGACCGCGTCACAGCGCCGCATGAGCTCCAATGTTCCTGCGAGCCAAAAAGCGTCGTCGCCTTCGCCGTGGAAATGCGCCGTGTTGGCGTGCGGGATTAGCGGCATCGCGCCGAGCCGCGCGATAGCAAGCCCGGCCCGCTCGGCAGCACGCACGTTTTCGGCGATATCCCAAGCCGTGCGCCCACGGAAGGCGCCTGCGATGTATACGACTTTCATTTTCTACACTCCAACCGCGGCCAGCGCGCCGGCATGAGCTCGGGAAACGGATTCCACGGGCCGGGAAATTCCGTGCCATCCCAGTAGTACACACGGCGTGCGCTATGCGGACAGGCGAAGAAAATACCGACCGTCGCCGCGTCCGAAAACGACACAGGCGGCGGCGCGTTTCGACGCCGAATGTGCCGCCACGCCTCCATAGCCGTCATCGCGCCGATCGCCGCCATGATAATCCAGAGACGCCACATTACGACGGCACCTTATCCGCGACTTCGAGAAACACGCGCAAGTGATCGTTGCGCTCGATTGCGTTCGCCTTTTCGTGCAGCTCGCGCGCGACGGTCGAATCGCTATGCCCCTCGGCGTGCGCGCGCAGAAACTTGACGATCGCCGCCTTCAATCCGCCGAGCGGCCCATCGTCCGACTCGCCGCCGGAACCGCGCTCGACGTAGACCGGCTTGCCGTCGTGCCATTGCAGATCGAAGCCGCGCTCTATCGGCTCGACTAGGCGAATTTTTAGCGGCGTATTCGACTTGGCGCCCAGCGCGTTCGGGTCAATGTCGCGCTCGCGCCCGTCGCGGAATTTGAATTTGCAGCGCATCAGACTAATCCTTTTTCGACGGCGAGCCATTCGGGAATGACCAGCACGCCGGAAGTGTCGGCCTTGTAGACTTCCGAATCGTCATGAATAAGCGCCTTCGGAATCCAAACCTCACAGGCGCCGACCGACACGAGCACAGCCTTTTCGGATTCGCGCAAACATGTGGCGCCGTCAAATTCCATGTTCTGATCTTTTTCCCGATACCGCATCTATCCTCCCGTAAGCGCCTGAAACAGCCGCTCTAGAATCTGCTCCGACGTCGACATATCGCGGCCGAGCTGCATAGTCAACTCTTTTCCGTCTCCCATGCCGCCGATCGCAGCTTCGACTGTCGACAGCTTCTCTATCACGGCCTCTTGCACCTTTTCATCAATCGTGCCGGCTGCAATCACGTACCGCACAAGAACGCGCGTCGTGCTGCCGTAGCGATGCGTTCGGCCTTCCGCCTGTAGCAGCTTCGCCGGTTCCCACACGAGATCGCCGAAGATGACCAGATCAGCGCCGACGAGGGAGATTGCCACGCCAGCCGAGTCGATCGTCGCGACGAAACACGCCGGCCCGACGTGCTGCCGAAACTCCGTCGCTGCCGCGTCGCGGGCTTCGGCCGACTGCCCGCCGTGAACCGGCAGCACGCGGCCCGGTCCGTCGGCGAGCTCGGCGGCGATCTTTTCGACCGACTCCCGCAGATAGACAAACACGACGACTTTTTGGCCCGCGGCCAGCGCCTCGCGCGCCATTTCCACGACGGCCGGGCGCTTCGCGTATGCCGTTCGGCGAAGCGCATCGGCGACGACGTTTGCTTTTCGTTCGTGCATGTCAGATCGCATCGGCACGCGATTAGCTGCGGCGGCGCCCTCGCCGACGTCAACCGGAACGATCTCGCGCCGCTTTTCCGGTAGCTGCAGTGCCACGGCGGCTTTCGTTCGACCGAGCATGAAAAACCCTAGCCGCTTGGCGAGCTCGTCAAGGTTGCTCTGTCCGTCGGCCGTCCAACCGTATTGCGTGCGGTAGGCTCCGGCGTATGCCCTCGCAAACGGCCAAAACCAACCGGCTAGCCCTTTCGAGCAGAGATCCCACAGCGCCCAAATATCCCGCACGTGGTTAGGCATCGGCGTACCTGTGAGCAACCAGACGCACACCGAATCTTCGCAGACGTCCTTAACGGCTTGGGTGCGGCGCGACTTCTCGCCGCGTAGGTTGTGTGCCTCGTCGCAAATCACGATCGGGAATTTCGCGGCTTTCAGCACCTTGCGCCAGCCGCCTAGCCGCTCGACGTCGTGCATTTTGCCGGCGGCATCGCGGCGCCGTTGTCCATAGAGAATATCGTAATTGCAGACGATATATCGCGCCTGCGGCAAGTCGCCGGCCGCCAAGCCGTCGAGTATCGCGGCGTCGTGACCCGTCCATTTCTTGATCTCTCGCTGCCAATGCTTTTTCGCGAGCGCCGGACAGAGGATTAGGACGTGCGGTGCGTTCGCCGGAGCTCCGTAGACGTGCGAAAGGCGCGTCTCGGCAGCGATCAGCGCTTGCACCGTCTTACCTAATCCCATTTCGTCGGCGAGAATCGCGTAATCCCGTTCCGTGAGAAACTGAGCACCTTCGCGTTGAAACGCCGGCAGCGCGTTAGGCTGTGCAGCTAGGAACAGACTAGTTATCGAAAGCGGCGGCGGCCACGGCGCGCCCGACGTGAGCGCTAGCCCGTCGAAAATCCATGCGGCGTCTACGGCGGCGCGGATCGTTCCCTTGCCGGTATTCACGACGCCCGGCACGGGGGCGCCGTACCATTCGCCCCGAAAGACGAACGGCCGGCGCCCCCGTGCGTGAGGCGAAGCGGGTAGGATCGGACGAATCATCGTCGCGTGAGCGCCTTTCGCATTTCGCGGATCGCCTGATCGATGCGCGAAATCGCCGACAACGCGCGCCAGTATATGCGCAGCGCCGAGGGCGGATTCCACGCGAACGGGCCGCGCCGCTCTAGAAATAGATGACGCGCGCGAAAGCAAAGCGGAACCTCGCGCTTATCGTAGCAGACGGGCAAAACAGCGCCCCGGCAACGCTTGTGCCTCGTCGCGCCCCTAGCCGCGCAGCGCATATTAGCGCCCTCCAATCTTTTTCGGCGTCGCGCCGAGCTGCGGCCCGCCGCCGAGCGAAATCGACGCGCCCGCCTGATTCCCGCGCTGATACGCTGTGTATTGCGACGGGCCGGACGACGTGCGCGAAACAAAGCCCTCCGATCGACGCTTCCATGCGGCCTCAACCTCGGCGGCGTCCTTCTTGACGAGCACGAGCGCAGTCGATTCAGGCGCCGTCGCGGCGATCTTCGCGTCGAATTCGGCAAACTGCGCCCGTCGTTGATCGCGCAGCCGATTTGCAATCGTCTGCACGGCGCCGAGCCTAAACGAGTTTTTCCACGACTTCGCGTTGACGCCGACGCCGTAAATTTCGTAATGCTCGTCGGCGAGCCGATCGATTTCTGCCGCAAGATACTGATACATGTAGGTAACCGTCTGGATTACCGACGTGCGGCCATACACCTTGATGTCCGCGCCAGCGTAGAACGCATACGCGCCAAGCCCGCGCGCGATGCCGCTAGCGAGGTTCATGCGCCAAGTCACGACGTAGCGATTACCCGCCTGAATAACGCCGTCGCGAATCGGCTCGGCGGGCGCTGCCGCCGGATCGCCGACGCGCAATTGCGCTTCCTCGATCTCGTATTCCTGCATGAGCCGCGCTGCCGCCGCAGCGGCGTTCGCGGCTTCGTGCTCGTTTGCCGACTTCGACAGCGCCAGCAATTTGCGGACGCGGTCAAGAACGCGATCCAGCGACGCGCCCGACATGTTACCGCCCCTCCGAAATGAAAAAGACGCCCTTCGGCCCGACACCGATCGCGCCCGGATAGCCGACGCGGAGCGCCCGCCAAACCCGCGCCCTCGAAATGTCGTCCGTCGGGAACGTCCAAGCCTTGACCCGCGTGTCGAAGCGCCGGCCGGAAATCAGCCGGAAACCAGCGACCGCGATGTCACTGTAGGGCGCGCGCACCACGAGGCGCCCACCGTCGATCGAAACCTCGACCGTGGCAAGCCGCTTGCCGATGATCTGGGCAAGCTTGCCGAAGCCAAGCCATTTCAGTCGCGCAAGCGCCGTACCGATCTCGGCGCCCTTGATGTGCTCGGCGGCGACGGCCCACACGATATGATTCGCCTCGCGTCGAACGGCGTCGTTCGCGGCGCCGTTCATGCCGTCAGTGTAGCCGTGGCGCTTGCGGCACTCCGGCCCGATTCCGAGCTCGACGGAGACGGAATCGACAAGCGGACGACGGCAGACGGCGCAGTGAGTCGCGAGCATCTTCGTAGCAGGCGCGTTTTCGTAGTTCATCGGGGTTTCCTTTCTCTACCGGAGTTGAGCGGCCGTGAATGAGACTAAGCTATCAGAACGGGAAACCGTGTCAACACAAAATCGACACGATATAAGACGCGATGCGTCGGATTAGGGAACCTCGCCGAGCGGAATCGTGTTAAGCTCGACGGCTTCGCGCTTGAGTTGCACATCGGTCGCCGGGCCGATGACTTTCAGGCCGACGAACGGGCCGATCCAATGCGCCCCTATTCCAGACGTGAACCCAATCGCCGTCCGTCGCGCCGATGTAGATCCCGGCGCGGTACTGAACGCGAACCAGCTTCGGCTTATCGCTCATGACAGTTTCCTTTCTACAACGTCGCGCATCGTCTCGAACGCCGGCAGCTCTGCCGTAGTATGCAGATCGGCCGGCGCCTCGCCTGTGCCTTCGCAGGCGGGACATTCGGAGCAGAGCCGCGGGTCAGGGTCGCACGGATCGGCGCTAAAGTTGAAGCCGCCCGCGCCGCCACAAAGGGTGCAGCGGTTCATCGAAAACACCAGCCGTCAGGAATCTCCGACGCCGTCCAATCGCCGCCGGCGTGCGGCTCAGAACTATTGCGCACGCGCGCGATCGCCTCGTCGGCCGTCGCGCCGATCGCTGCATAGTGAATGGTACGAATAGACGTCGCGCGCGGTCCACGCCGCACAATTTCAGTCTGTTTTACCGCCCAGAGTTTCACGGTGCTTTTCATAGCCGCATCTAACCAGACGCCGAATTCGCCGTCAACACAAATTTAACACCCGCCCGCGGCGCGCAGCGCATACAGCGGCGCGTCAGACGAATCGCAAACAAAATCGATATGATACGTCGTCAGCCCGGCGGCGCGGCAGAATTCCTCTAACCGCTCGACGCGGGCGCGGAGCTCGGCGTTTTCGTCGCGCAGCGGCCCCAATTCTTCGGCGATCTTGTCGGCCGCCTTGTGTTCGGCGCACGCCGCCGCGTCCACAGCTTCGGCAAGCTCGGCGCGCAGCTCGTCTAGAATTTCGTCGTGCTCATAGAGCGCCGCCATGATGTCGGTCCGAAGCTGTTTCAGCCGCTCGGCCGGCGTCGGCTTCGGCTGCGGCGCCGTCGGCGTTTCAGGGCTTGACTCGGCCATCGGTTCCCCCCATCATGCACGCTATGGGCAAAACGTCAACACGAAAGAAAAACTATGGGAACGCCACGCGGTACCGGCGTAATGCTGCGCGCCCGACGGACCTTGTACCGTTCCACGTCAAGATGACATCCGAGCTGCGCGACGATCTCGAAACCGCGGCGGCGGTTCACCCGCTCCGAACGTCATCGGCCGTCGTGCGCGCGCTAGTGCAAGGCTTCGTGCGTGGAACGATAACCCTCAACGGGTAAGCCCCACAGCGTTCGAATTCGATTCCGGCACGCTTCCGGATCTGGCGTGATTGAGCCGTCCGGCGTCTGCAGAAAAAGCCCGGTCTGCAGTAGCGCAACGTCTACGCTCTGATCCGCCAAGTCGGCGAGCACATCAGCACGAACGTTCCGTAAGGTGCGTTCAAAATAGCCCTCGCCGCCGCGATCGACCTTGAACGCTCGCACGGGATAGGCAGCGTACACCGCGCGGATTTGCTCGTCGGTTCCGCGCGCGAGCACGAGCGCCCGCATGATTGCCCAATCGAGCGCCGACATGTCCACGGCGCCGGCCGGCGCGCGGCCCGTCCGCACGGCTTCGGCGAGCCGCGCCGGCAGCGCCGCAACCAGCGCCGCGACCGACTCGGGCGGCTCGACGTTGAGCTCGATCGGGAACGTCGCTTCCGGCAGCGGATCGGCCGCGGGCGCGCCGATCGCGTCGAGCGCAGCATCGACGTGCGCCAGCGTGTAGCGCCGACTGTCGAGCGATTCGATATAGCACGGCTGCGGCGGCGTTTCTTTCCAATTCCATGTTCCCGGAAGCCGCATAATTCGATTTGGATTATGCACGGCGTCCGATTGCATCGCGGCGCACAGTCGTTCAGCGACCGGCGCGGCTTCGTCAATCGCATATGGCCGATCGAGAAAATAGTAAAGGTGCCCACCGTGACCAGAATGCACGACAGCCGACGGCGCAAGATTCCACGCGGCGAGATCCGGCAGCATTTTCGCATACGAAATTCCAGTTTTCAGCGTGTCGATATCCAACACGAGCGCATGCGTATACGCTACGTTCGAGTAGCCGCCGCCTTCCATCGTTCGGCACGGATTTACTTGCACGAAACACGCGAAGCCGCGCGCGTTGAGCTCTAAAATTTCGGCGAGCGCGCCGCACGCGGGATCCCAATGCCAGCGCACGACGGGCGCGCCTTTCGGCGGCAGCGCCACGAGGCGAACTAGCGCCGACGCCGACGGATTTGGGTGAAGCGCTGCGAGGAAAGCACGCGCATGCTCAACGCCGATCATCGATGCGATCCTGGCGCCGATTCCCAGCGCGTTCGCAACGGAGCGCCGAATTCCTTTCTTATGGCCCTCCGATAGCCGTCGTACTTTTTCAGCTCGAACGCCGGGCCGGAACCGCCCGCGCCGGCAGCGATCTTCCGCGCGTGCTGCAGCTTCTCAAGCCACGGCGCCGTGCGATCCCAACGCGGTTGATCGGGCGCCGTGAGCGGCGCGCCGTTGATATCGCAGTAGGACTCGCGCCACAGCTTGCGCGGCAACTCGCGGCGCAGCCCGGTTCGCGTGCTCTGCACTGTGATGATCTCGGCTTCCTTCGCTAGAATTTTGTAGTGATCAATGACGAGCTGTTTCGCCGAAACCTCATTCTCGACGCGCCGGAGACCTAGCGCGCGCAGCACGCCGCCTTGATTCCGACCGGCGAAAATGCCGAACCACGCGGAGCGCTGGACGCGGCGGATCTTGCCGGCGCGGGTGACGACGGAAAGGCCGTCGGCGCGCACCAGCGTGCGCAGCTCGGCTTGCGTCGCGGCGCCGCCTTGCAGGCGCAGCCGTTCGAGCGTCGGCGCGTGCGCGGCGGCTACCTCGCGCGCGATCTGTGCCTCCGTCGTCGCCAGCCGGACGGCGAGCGCCGCGCCCGACGGTGCACCTACGCGGTTCCACGCCGCTGTAAGCTGCTGTGCGCTAGGTAGGGAAAAGAAGCCTATGTCAGCCGTTCCACGTGAAACACTGGCCGCGACGCCCGGCACCAGCAACCGCACCACGACGTCGATTCCGCCGGCCGGGCGCGGTTCGAGCGCCGTCACGTACACGCCGCCCGTGCCGGCCGCGCAGCGCTGCCAGGCCTGGACGACGGCGGCGCGTAGCCCGGTTTCGAGCTCGGCGGCGTGCTCGTGCTGCCGGCGCGCGACGTCGCAAGCGCGGCACGTTCCGGCAGCGCAGGCGCGCCCGCGTTCCTCGGCAGCGGCGCAGCCTTCGGCCTTGACGGCGGCGAGCCATTCCGGCAGCGCCGCGCGCGCCTCAACGACGACGAGCCCAGCGCGCGCCGACGTGCAGACCGCGATCAGCTTCGCCAGCCGATCGGCGGCGGCTTCGTTCGCGTAGCGCGTTGCGCAGTAGGAGCACGCCGATTTGTCCATGCACGAAATCGGCTGCACCGTTTCGAGCTCGCCGGCTGAAGTGTCCTTGACGGTATGGACAGCAAAACAGCCGCATTTTTCGAGTCTTACGCGCCGCTTTTCTGGAAGCAGCGCGACGAGCTCGGCCCAGCGCCCGCGTTCCGGCTCGGACGGTTTGTAATCCGTCGTATCCAGAAAAACGCTCGGAAGCTGCGCGGGCTGTGGATTCCAATTGACATCGGACGCGATCGAATACAGAGTTGTGGACACTTCGAAATCCTCCGGTTCAGGGTTTCGATTTCAGCCCCTCGGCGCACCACACGCCGGGGGGCTTCGTTTATCGGGGGTAGTTCGTAGGGTGCCCCACCGTAGCGCGGGAAGCGAACGGCGCGCAAGCTTTTTCATCTAGAACCCTTGCGCGCGCAGACAAGCCTTGCAGCTTTCGACGCGCGCCAGAAAGTCGGCGCCGTGCTCCTGTGGCCCGCCCCAGATCACGCCGGAGTCTTGGAACACGCGCTCGTGCACCAGCTCGTGACAGAGCGCTCCATCAGAGAGCAGATCGCCGCGCCGCCATGCGACCGTCGCCGCGCGCGGCGCCCAATTGCCGGCGAGGCATGCCGGCCCGCCGTCCGGCGCGCGCTCGCCCGTGACGGCAGGATAGCCTTGTCCGTCGTGACACGTCAGGCTTTCAGGATCGGTAATCCACGTAATCGACGGCCGGCGCCCCGGGCCACTAATGCACGCCCACGCAACGTCGGCCGCTTCCCATCCGCGCGGCGGCGGATCATCGGCGAGCCATCGGCCGAGCGTTGAAGCGCAGCCGCACGTAAGCAGCGCGAGCGCGCCGAGTACGCAATACGCAATATACAGTCGCGCGAATGTAATCATGCGGTTTGCTCAAATTCGTCGCCCGATCGATCCCACGTCACGAGCGTTGCCGACGGGCGGATATCGACGTGAACGCCCCACGAGTAGAGTCCGACGGCGCCGAGGCGCGGCAGCTTGCCCGCGGCGTGAAGGCGCAGAATCAGCGCATAGAGCTGCTTCGGCGAAAGCTTTCGGCAGCGCAGATCGGCAGCGCGGCCTTTCGGATGTTGCGAATTCGGCGCGCCGCCGATATCGCGGTTGTGGTCGTAATTGCGAAATCCGCCGTTCGGCGAAATCGTAATTGCGCAACCAGCTTCGTCGCGGATGACGTCGAGCGTTTCGGCGAGCGGACGCCAGCGCGACTCTACCCACGTCGGTGGATACGGCGTGGCGAGCCGATGCCGGCTGTTCCATTCGGACAGCCGGAACCATTTTGATCGTGGTTCGCTCACGGCTGCTTTGACGGCGGCTGATTGCCGTTGCGCTCGCGGCGGCGCGCGAGAATTTCGCTCGGCTTTGACATGCCGCCGACGCCGACGAGCATTCCGCCGAGCGGAATCAGAAGCGTGCTCGTCGGAGGCACGACTGTACCGACGATGTAGCATCCGATTCCGGCAAGTACGGTGCCGAAATCGATTAGTCGATTTACCGTTTCGTCCTTCATGGTTCCTCCAACGAAATGAATGCGTCGCATTCGACCATCACAGCGCCGCGCGGCGCCTTCGTCGGACAAATCACGCGGAACCGGCGAAACTTCGATTTCGCGAATTTGTCGATCGCCGCCTTGACGTGCGCCTCTACAAGTGGGCCGACTTCGGCTTTCGTCGGCACGTTCGCCATTAGGCTAGAAAATCGTGTCGCAAGAAACCACGTCGCGCCGACAATCGCGCCGATCATGACAGCAAATTGCGCAAGGCTCGCGCGAATCTGCGTCTTGTGCGGCGTGATCGCCGGATTTGAATCGTGGTGCGGTTCCATGATCACTGCTCGACTGTCGCGCCTACGATCGCGCCAGACGTGCGCGCGAGCTCGGCGAAGGCGCGAATTCCGCCGGCTTTGAGAAGCGCGTTTCTGGCATCGGCGAGTCCGTTCGGCGTCGCGACGGTAATCGGTGCGCCCGTGTCGAGATTGATTCCCGTCGTTGAGCCATTCCGCATGACGACTTCAACGATCTTGCCGTCGATGCGCCAGCGCCCGACGACGTAGCCGCTTTCAACATTCGCGCAAACCTCGACAGTCTGCGCCTTCGAAATCGTCTTTGGCGCGAATGCGAGATCGCCGGCCGCGGCCTCGGCGGCTGTGTCGGCGTCGAGATTTGCAACAATGACAGCGCCCGCAACGGCGCCGAGTGCGAGAAGACCGATAGCAGTGCGGTTCATGATTCCTCCTATGGAGTCAATAGCCCTACTGTACGCAGCATGGCTTTTAATTCGTTAACTTCTGTTTCGAGCTGTCCGAGCGTAGCGCCTGATGTATCGGCATTTGCGGCGGGACGCACGACGGGCGTTGCTCCCCAAAATGCCATTTTTTGCGCTGACGTCGCACCGATTTTCGTTCCGGTCGTTGCCCCGAAATGAAAATCTTTCGCTTCGGCCATGATAATGGCCGAGCTGCTAACCGTCCAAATCAGGGTCGCATCGACGGCAAAAGAGAGCTCCCCCGCGCCGCCCGAGTACATCCCGCTATCGGTTTCGTTCGCAAAAGAAAAGGTCGGCGCGCCAACGCTGCCGTTGGCGCCGCGCACGGGGACGCTGGGAAAGAATCCGTTTGCGGAGAAGTACCCCCGCAGCGCGCCAGCGGTGGTGAAGCCGACCGCGCCGACGCCGACTTGATAAACCCCCGTGCCAGCGTCGCCGGTGAAGCCGACGGCCGCCGTGGTTTCCGATCCAGCAGGCACGAGCAGACGCGGCGTAAACGTAACCGTCGATCCGTCGGCCGCGAAGGTGGCGCGGGTGACGTCGTTGGTCTCGATCACGAACGCTGCGTTCGTCGTGGTCCCGACGACGGGTGCGGTCACCGCGCCGGCGCACGTTAGCGTGTCGGTGCTCGCGTTGTAGGTCAGCCCCGGATCGCCTTTGAGCTGCGAACCTTGCCGGGAGACGACTTGCGTATCGCTGATCGTCCCGTAGGTGAGCGTTCCGCTTCCCGTCGTGACGCAGTTTCCGCAGCGGTTCGTTACGCCGCTCTGTCCAAGCGCGAACGACGCGCAGAAAAGAACGGCGCAAACGACGGCCCAATTTCGCCAACTAAACAGCTCGCGCATTTTAAGATTCTCCTTTGACGTGCGAACGGATCACGACTTTGTTACCTCCGGCAACCGACGCGACGATCTTGATTCGCACGCGCCGAAAACCGAGATTCACGAGCTCCATATACTTTTTGGCCGCGCCAGCGATATTCAGCGTCGGCACGAAATCGTAATCGGACCAGTCGTCAAGACCCATCTTGACTTCATCGTCCGTCATGTTCGAAACCTGAAAGCTATAATCGGCCGTCACGCCGGCTGGAT